TAATTGCTGAAGTTTTATCTTGTCATCCTGACTAATATCTGCTTTAGTAATTTCAGCTATTGCATCTTGTGGTGAAGTAATACCTTGTAATACGCTTCCTAGCGTTGGATTAATAAGCCCTGCTGCACCCAAAAGCATTTTACCTACTGTGCTATCTTTAAATTTTTTTTTGCTCATAGAACTTAAATTTTAATTGTATTACAAATAAATAAATATTTAACTCATTATAATTATATTCTTCATTGGAGGGATAATAATTTATTCCTGCTATGCAAGAAGTCGGAAAAAGAGATATAATAAAAAATTCCATTAAAATATTTGATATGATGTTTTACCATTATTTTTAACAGCTCTTAATACTCTATTTCTATTTTCTTTTTTAGAAAGAAAAGAACAATGTACCCAAGAGGGGTTAGTAGCATCCCCAAATTCATAAATTAATTGGTCAAAGTCTAAATTTTCTCTAATATATTGAAACATTTCATAATTAGATTTATGTCCATAAATATCATCTATATCAATAGCACATCCTTGACAATGCTGTGATTTTGTTGAACCACCAATTGCTTTATTTAATTCTTCTGATCTAAAAAATGAATTGATTTTAATAGCTCCACCTACATATAATCTTAATGGCTCAAATATATTATGAGCTACTTTTGCCATATTATATAATTGGTCATCATTTGGTGTGTTTTCTATTCCTAGCCTTTTTGCTGTGTTTGAGTGTACTGCTTCTTTTAATGAAATATGTTTGCTTATTCTCATATTTTAATATTAAGACCTGCTCTGATTGTTTTTATTTCCCTATCCCAGTATTGTTGGAGGTTTATCTCTCCAAATAATCCTATATTTTTTGTTATTCTTATTCCTACAACGCCTCCTGCTGAATAATCTATGTAATCATTACTACCATAAAAATTATCATAAGAATATCTCTCATCTCCTGAAAGCAATTCGTGATAAGGTAAAATATTTCCGTAAATATGCACCCAGAAATTATTTCTGTAATGGTAGAAATCTAAACCTGCGATCGCTGAAATCTGTTCAAATCCTCCAATCATTGATAATTGTTCTTGGTTATAGTGGTTAACTACATTTTGAAAAACACCATTTCGATAGTCAGCATCACTTGCGGCTATTAAATTTCCTTGTTGGTTAAACCATTGATAATCATATCCCATACTCTCTCCAGTAAACGGATTTATCATTTGATATAATAAATCTGTATGCCCTGCAAAATCGTAGGCTAAAGACCACCAAGCGTTATCCTCCAGATATAATTGTATTGGATTATGTCCGTAAGCCTTATCATAAGTCCTATACGCTAATCCTAAACTTAAAGATAGTTTTTTACCTATTTGGAATCTTGCTCTAGCTTCAGCACTTTTATAGTTAAGATCAACAAGTTCATTCTTTTTATATTCTCCTTTTATAAGCCACCATTTAGCTAGGTATCTGATAAACGCTTCTTGGTTTTCAAATTCATCCCCTTGTTGTCTGCCTTTTGAATATTGAAACAAGTATTCTAGTCCTTTTACATTTCCTATATTACTTTTAGTGGAGGCATTATTCTCATCTCCTATATAAAATTTATTTCTATCTTCATATTGAAAATTAGCTAGTTTTCTCCATCCATAAGTTATTGTCTGGTCAGCAGGTACTCTACGAGTTGTTTCAATTAACTCATTATCTTGAGTTACATAAAAACTCTGATTATCCTGAATACTATTGTTTTCTGAATAAGCAGCATAGAAAGTGCTGTACTTAAAGATGCTATTAAAGAATTTTTTTGTTTTAAATCCTTTTTTTAGTTCTTTTGTTTTATCTTCTGGTAATTCGTTTGTTTGTGCCTGTAGTGTTACTAAAAATAAGAACAAACAGAATCCCAACAATTTTTGAAATAGTCTTTTATTGATTGCCATACTTGTTTTGCTTTTGATTGTTTAACTTTTTTTCTTCGTGCCATAATTTAAAATCTTGTTTCTAATATTTTGTTAATATGTTCGTTTATTTGCTCTATACTATTTTCAGGTAGTTTCATTGAAATACCACCATCAATTTTTAATACTTCTTCGCCATCATTGTATAATATAACTGTAGGTAAAGATGCAATTTTTTCTTTTTGAAATATTTTTTGATTTTTTGATAGATATAATGTTTGAGTATTATAATTCTTAAAAGCATTTAATGAGATTTCGCTTGATTTAACAAACTCTGCACTAAACTGTACTACACTAATATCATCTTTAACTTGTGCGTTAATCGCAACCGTTACAAAAAGGACAAATGCCGTTACACATCTCATTATTATTTAGTTAGTTCATAAATTCTTTCATCTAATTTTTTTAACCCATCTTTAATCTCCTCTACATTTTCCTCAATATTATCTATTTGGAGTTGAGATTTTTCTATCGAATTTCTAATCAATTCATCCTTAAAAGAAAATTCAACTTTTTGAACTGAATTTATTTTTAAATCTTCAATCGATTCTTGAGCATTAGCAATACTGCCTTGCATAGTAAAATAAATACCAAACAAGCTAGATAAACCTATTACAGCTCCTACAACTTCTTTTAGAGATAAACTAAATTTACTTTCAGGATTTAGATTTGCCATCTTTTTTAGATTTTTTTTCTTCAAATTCTGACCAACCTTCTGGAGCTTGACCATCCCATTTTATCTCTGCACAATTCCCATCTAATTGAATATTGTGAGAGTGAGGAGTAGAGATGCTGTTAAACATCTCAAGCAATTCCTCTCTTGTTTTAAAATTATACTTCATCTTTTTTTGGTTTTTTGTCCTCTTTACTTTCATTTAAAATCTTGACAATATCTTGTGCTTGTTTTAAAAAAGCAATAGGCAAAGTATTAATAACTTGATTTACTCTTTGTACTTGATCTTCAGTAATTTTCATTTTTAAAATTTAAGGTTAATAATGAGCAAATATATGAAAATTAAGAGGGTATATCCTCGTAATCATCAGCATAATTTGCAGGTAAAAATCCCTCCATTTTAGTAATCTGTTCTGCTGTTAATTCGTTTTTGTAAAAATCATTAGCTAATACCCATTTAAAATGAGTTTTAATATTTTCTAAATTATCATTTGCTTCAGCTTGTGCTATTTGACCATCAATTTGATTTGTAATAACTGCTTTATGCGAATCAGGTGTATTTTCTGATGTTATTCCGTTTTTATACATTTTATTTTAATTTATTAATTATTACAATTTTTGCAATTTCTTACTTCTTCTCTTAATTCTTGTATTGCTTTAACTAACATTGGTATAATATTAGCTTGTGAAACAGTATATTGTTCAGGATTATTTGTATCAACTATCCCTGTATAATCTGCATTTATTTCATCAAGAACTTCTTTTATTTCTTGAGCTATAAAACCAGATGATTCTTTGTTTTTATCTACTTCAGAATCTCTCAAATCCCATTTGAATTTTCTAGGTTTTAATTTATCTATAAAGTCAAGACCTAATTCTAAATCTTCAATATCTTTTTTATCTCTAGCATCAGAAACAAAAGACCAAGCAGAAGCTGCACCTTGAAATCTAGCAACTACAGAACCATTATAAAGATTTACTTCATTATCAACATCTACAGCAGAAGGAGTAGCTCCTTTGCCTATTAGTACATTGTTTTCTCCTGTTGTTAGAGTTCTTCCTGCCTCATAACCAATTATGGTATTGTAATCTCCTGCACCAGAGCCATCATAAGATTGATGCCCTAAAACTACATTACCTGAACCTAGACTATTCCTTGAACCTGCAAAAGAGCCAATCGTTATAGTTGAAGAACCTGCTCCTGTTCCATAACCACTTCTAAACCCTATTGCAACATTACCTGCACCTGTATTGCTTGTTCCTGCCTCATATCCTAAACCAATATTTTGACCATTAGTTGTTTTAGAGTAATTTGCTTTATATCCAATACCTATATTATAAGTACCTGAAGAATTTGAGTAACCTGCTTCATATCCTATAGATACTGTTTCAGATGCAGTATTACTTCTGTTAGCATTGTAACCTATAGAAATTGCGTTTGCCCCTGAATTAAATAAACCTGCTGAACTACCAATTGCTACATTAAATGCTGCTCCACTAAATTGTAAGGCAGCATAACCTACTGCAACATTATCAGCAGCCATTGAGCTTCCGTGAGCATCATAACCTATAGCTACTGTTCTGTCTGACCCTGAAGAACTAGCATTTCCTGCTTGTCTCCCTATAATAACCATATTATCAGAATCTGTTATAAGTTTTGCAGCTTCAAATCCAATATAAGTATTACCAAATCCTGTTGTTAAACCTGCCCCAGCATCATTTCCAATTACTGTATTATCTACTGGATTCCCTGATAATCCACTTGGTACTTCTACTAAATAACTTGATGTGCCATCTATTAAGCAGTCTGTTAAACCATTTAAATCAGTCGCTCCACCACCTAAATTACTTGGTGCTATTCTTACATTATCCGATCCATCATATCCTACTACGAAATCTACATTAGCTGAATCGGTTTTTAATGTAAAATCTGAAAACTTTTTATTTGCCATTTTCTTTTATTTTATTTTTTTATTCTGTTACTATATATGTTAGGGTAGCGCTTTCTGTTATTAAGAAATCACCATTCTCTGCTAATATCTCAAAAAGAGGAGTAGGTGTACAATCTACTAGAGCTTTATATATTTCACCCCAGCCTATTGTATTATCACAAACACCATCGCCCCACCACGTAGAGTCATATATTTTTCCCCAAGCCATTACTTATTTGCTTTATATTCTACAGTCAAATTGCCTGTATTTGTTTGTACCCAATTCATATTTAAAAACTTTTTAAGTTTAACTATATTTTTATTTTTTGGTTTGTATATCACAGAACCCAACCATTAAAAGTTGCATCATTTGAAGGATATACATCGCCTCCTGTATTCGTATTATACTCTGGAAATAAACTACTATTGTTATTAATGTAGTCTAAAAATCTTTGAGTATAATATTCAGCAGTATTTCTAGCCTTTTGAACTAGAAAATCTACCTCTGTTTTGTTTACTGTTTCAGCATTTTCGCTTGTATGCTTAAATACTCCTCCATTTTTAATCTGATATGCAGCATAAGGAATATATTCTGCTTGAGCGTACCAGATTAGCATTGGCTGTACATATTCGTTAACCAATGTTAGATAATTCCCTGCTAATGCTCCTGCTGCAATATCAACCCCTATCTTATCATATAACTTCGTTCCTAGATAATTTTGTATTTCGATTTCTTGAGCGATCTTAATAAATTGTATAAATTTATCAGTATCTACATTCCCATCAATGATAGAGTTTTTTACTAAATCCGTTCTTGTTATAAATAATACTGTTGCCATAATTAATATTTAAAACCCATTTTTTTCCAATATGCAGCAGTATAGCCCTCATATTTCATATCGTGAGGAGCTACTGATACTCTTTTAGCATTTTTTCTTCCTTTTGGAGTAAACCCTCTGCTCTTTGCTTCTGTTGATGATATGTTTTCTCCTAAACTTTTTGCTCCATCTTTTCTCATATATGTTTTACGATACCATCTGTGCTTGCATCTCGCTCCACCTTTCCAGAGCCATATTGAATATTTGCTTGAGCCTCCTTTTCCAAATCCTGCATTGACTACTTTATCTGTCATAGCTTCTATATCCTCTTTACGATAAACTTTTTTAGCTGAAACCATTTTTCTACAAAATTCCCTTGAATTGGATTGAACTCTAGCAGGATTATACATATATCTTACTAAAAATTCATATCCTTCATACTTTTCTTGTTTAGAAGTACCATCTTGACTACTATCTCTATATGGTTTTGCACTTCCTGTACTAGCTAATTTTGTTTTATTTCCTAAATCAATAACCTCATCTAATTCATCATCAAACTCATAATTTACCTCTCTTTCATCTACAATTTCAAATTCTTTTAGTAAATCTTCTTCATTTTCGCCTAAATCTATTAAAGCATCAGCAACCTCTGTATCAACAAACTTTTCTAAATCTTTTGATAGGTTTGTAGCCTCTTTATGATCTTTGCAAGGCATAAACCAAGTCATTCCATTTTCTTTATGTTCGTGATAACCCTCGCATCCTAACTCTTTAGCTTTTTCAATAGCTTCTTCTTTGGTTTTATAAACTTCTTGCCCATCTATCTTCTTTAATTTAACTCCTGTTTCTTCTTCTCTCGTTTCTTCATCTA